GGCCAACCACACATAACCATTTTGTAGGAATGTGAATGCTAACTTGCCCAGGTGCTCAACATCTCTGCTGGCGTCTAATGCTTGATTATAACTGGTGTCAGTGAGGAAACGCTGCATCAACTTGATCATATGTCTTGCATCCATAAGTGTATGTGCCTGCTTGATCATGCGCCGTCTCCACTGTTAAACACTGGTGTTGATCCGCCTGTCGGTGCCGGAGCTGAGTAAGGTTTGCCGAAGTCAAATTGACTGTCTGCCAATGCCTTCACACGATACATTCCTGTGTCACCCGGATACCAAAACTGTTGATCAGCGTCATTAGTTCTGCGTCCAGTGTACTTCTTTTCCATAATGGCGTGAATACTTGAACATTGAATACCAACAGTGTTGCTGGTTAACTTGTTGTCCTGATCCCAGTTTTCACTTAGATTATAATTGCTGATGTAGCCACTAAAGCGTAGATATACCTGTGTGGCATCATAGTTGCCTGTAGTGGGATCAAAGAATGCACGATAGATCTGTATCTTGCCACCTTTGATATTGCTGTTCAACACAATGCTCATATAGTTAGGACTACCATCATCTGGTGGCAATCCACTCAACTGAATAGCAATCTGATTGTTGGTTATCTTTAGGTCATCCTGCATTTCACTCATGCCCATAAAGTTGCCCAGCTGCGAATAGGTGTTGCCGTTATAGACAACAGGACTATAGGCGTTGCTGATATAGTAGGTAGTAGTGTTAATGGTTATGTCAATCAACAGACAGTGTTTAATGTCTGGATTTGATAACGCTGGGATACTTGTGGTCATACGATTCTCTCAATCAGTTCGAAGTTGCCTGTGTATTGAACAAGTTGCATAGGCGTCAGTTGATAAGTTGGTAATCCACTGACAACTACTCGCCAAGTGCAACTGTTGGCAACATCAAGTCCTTGACCTACTAGGTTAACACCTTCACTGGTTATGACATTTCTGTGCAGTGAAACATTAGTAGTAGTACTAGAACCTCGTGTGCAAGTTTCTGCCACTGTGTAAGGATAACGACTATTCTCTGGTTGTATGTAATCACCCTTGGCAAATATCACTGTGCTGCTAGTCACTATTGGCAAGGTAGTCAACGTGAATGTATCTGTGCCCACTGCGTGGATTGTCATTGCTGCTAAGTTAGCGGTGCTTAAGCCCCCTTGATATGCAGTAATGTAATTCATGTTAGTTGTATTGCTAAGTTTGATTGTGTATTCTTCAACACGGTCACCACCGTCAATGACTTCAATCAGATCACGACTGTCTGCCCATTTAAGGTAAGCTGGTGGTGTCACTGTAAACTTCCACGGCTGAGCACTGGCACGCTCTGCTGTCTTAATACGTTGGCTACGGCTGATTGTTTGACCCACAACACGACGGCGGTCGATCTCAATAACTTGTGCCTTGTCTATAATTGTCTGTAATGACATTATCTGCTCCTAGTTGGTTGGCTTCTACGGCCCTGTTCTGTCACAGCATAGATGAAACTTGGATCCTTAGCAACCAAGCTACGGAAACTGCTGGCATCTACTGCCTGTATGTTATAGTTGACCACTGTCTGTCCGCCACCCATACTGCTTGAGTTTTGTCCACTGCCCTTCAATGCTGAGTTGCTGATTATCTTACCTGCTGATTGTGGCACAAACATTTCAGGACCACGTTCGCCTACTATGATAGGTGTTGCACCCTGCACTGGACCACCGTTGGCCATACCGAACAAGCTGCCTAACGGTCCACCAATAGCAGCCACAATGGCACGGCGAACTGCGATACGGATTAGGTCAGCGATGATACTGTTGGCTAAGTCTTTGAAACTTAACTTGCCAGTTTGTGCAAATTTAACAAATGCATCTTCCATACCGCCGGTAAAGTTTTCGAAACTGTCAGCTATCTGTTTTCCAGTGTCCATTGCATTGTTCTTGAAGTCTTCAAATGATTCCTTTAATGGATCAACACCCACAACCACTTCAATTTGTTTTTGTGCAATGTTTTTATAACCATTTGCAATTGCTGTAAGTCCATCTGCAAGTTCTTGGGCACGCTCCGGTGTTAATCCATCTTCACCGGCAAATGATTCAGAGAATGCACGACCTGCTTCTAATGCTGCTTTACGAGCATTTTCTTGAATTTTGGCAATTTGTTTTTCTAATGGATTTAATCCTGCTAAACCTTGTTCAAAATCTAAATTTACACGCTGGTCGTTTATTCCACGCAGAATATCACCCAACTGTGATTGACTTGAGATTTGACGATCAATTTCAGAGACAATTCTTTTTAATGTATCTTCTTGTTGTTGATATTCAAAATTTTGTTTTCTTGTTATCTCAAAGATATCTTGTTCGCTGGTCTTTAATCCTTCAAGTTCATCAATAGATTGTTGAATCAATACAAGTGTTTCTTTTTTGGCTGTGGCTTTTTTCGCTTCTAATGCGGCGATTTGATCACCATACTTCTTTTCAATTTCTGCTGTGCCTTTGATCAATTCTTGTTCATATTCACTCTTACCTAATAATTCAACCTGCATGGTATAACGATCCATGTTGGCTTGACTTGCACGACGATAACCAGCAGTCATATCATTGATAGTCTGCATTTCTTTAGCCAGTGCATCAGCAGCACGCTCAGCTTCTTTTCGACGTTGTTCTGCTTCACGCTTTAGACGTTCTGGATCTGCTGCTCCGAATCCACCTGGTGCAGTTGCAGCACGATCAATGGCTTCTTGTGTTCTTCCTCTTGAAACACCAGCAGCAGGTGCCATTAGGCGACTCATTCTTTCTTCTTCAGTCTCTTGTCGTGTAATTAATGGAGTTCTCGGTTCAATGCCTAATAAACTACTCATGAATCCACGAAGACCTGGACCAAGATAACTCTTTTGTCCTATATCTTCAAGTTTCTTTTCAATCCTATCTGCTTTTTCATAAGCAGTATCAATATCAAGTGCAAGTTGTCCAAAGAAACTTAATAATTTTCTTTCAAGACCATCACGCACACGATCAATAGCTTCGGCGTATTTGTCTAACTTTTGAATCTCAGCATCTTTAACAGGATCAGCAATGGCTTGTAGTTTAGTAAGATCAAGTTTAGTAATGTTCTTACCTAAAATATCCACTGCGGCAGCATATCTTTCACCGCTGAGATTGCCTGCTTGAAACTGTTTAGTTATATCGCGAAGTATTGCCTCAGTACTGCGAACTGCTCCGCCAGCATCAGTGACAAATACTCCTAATGTTCTAAAACTTTGTTGCAGTTTTTCATTACCACCAGCAGCATCTTGCACATTCTGATTTAACTTAGCAGCAATTTGACCAAAATCATCAGCTTTACCGCCAGCTTCAATTACACTGGTTCTAAAGTTTAACAGTGTTCCTTCCGCAATACCAGTTGCACCTGCGATGTCGCTGATGCTGGCAGCAAGATTGACTGCCTGTAGTCCCAATGCTGCAAACGCTCCGCCAGCGGCCCCAGCAGCCAAGCCAATAGGACCTAATTTGCTGAAGATGCCAGTTAGTGCATTGTTTAACGGACCAGTGCTGGCACCAAATTGAGCGACTTCATTGCTGAGATTTTCAATGCCCTTAGTAGCTTTGTCAATAGCAGCTTGTCCTTCTACCTTAAATCTTAATAAGAACTGTTCTATGGTTGCCATAACCGTTATCCTTTACTTTGTTTCTTTACCCACTCTTGAATATATTCTTCAGTGGGCTTTGTCATACCGTCTCGAGCCTGGGGGCTATAGCCTTCATCTAGTCTACGGGCATAAGGATAAGTGGCCTCGATTGTATCCTTGTTTAGAAAGGTATTGCGTTTAGCGTTGCCTGTCTTAAACGGAGTAATCTTTCGGAAGTGATTAAACCCTTCCTTGGCCATGGCTTCAGCAGTAATATCTTTTTTGATCTGCTTCAACCTTTGAAATATACTCATCCTTTTGTCCTTTTTACCAGTTCTTCAAGATCTTCAGTTTTGTAATTGTTTTCACTCTGAGGATCTCTTTTATAATTTTCCCAAGTAGTCATCACATCCATAACCATGACATCGAATGTTGTGGCATGTTCTACTATCTCACTAGGTAGTTTGCGATAGTGTCTTGCCAGCGTTCCGATTGTTATTAGTTTTGATGTGTCCCAGCTTCCTTCACTGACTTCTTGGTCCCGGACTTTCCCAGGTTGTCATTGATCCTCACTAAAACTGCCAGTGTAAGATCTAGTGGCAACACTTCATCATCGGAAATGGCTTTGCTGCCATCTTCTTTGAGAATAATTTTACGGATTGTTGCCATTAATTGATCGCTGCTAGATTCCTTTTGATATCTGTAGAAATCAAAGTAGGTGTCAAGATCAATGTGATCCTTCATCCAGAATTTAACAGCCTCGCCATAGTTTTCAACGATGTCTGCATCGTCAATGGCTATTTCAAGTAGTTGGGGTTTCTTTACGAAATTTGTGATGTTCATCTTTCTTCCTTTTTATCTTTAATGATGTGTAGAACTGCAAGTGCAAACTTGAGTCTACTGTTAATCTTGTCAAGGTCGCCTTGTGCTGACTTGACTTCTGCTAGAGACTTAGCAATCTCCGCTTCTAAACTTTTAATCAGATCCGCCTCCGAGTAGTCTCGTAGATCCATAATAATCTCCTAACTGTATATTTAACGCAAAAGAAAAAAGGCACCCTAAGATGCCTTTCTTTTACTACTCTTTGTCTATTAAACTGTGCCGGCAGTTAGGTCACCATTGACACTGATAGTGATTGGTGATACCCAGACTGGGGCTGTTGGGTTGACAGTTGGAGCCAAGTTTGTAATAAAACCTGTTCCGCTGACAAACTTGCTGCCTGTTCCGCGACCGTTGAAGTAAACACGGAAGTTTACTTCTACTGCATCATTGCTCAGGTCAAACAATCCAGGCACGCCGTTGGTAGCTGCGAAGAATGTTGCTGAATCTAACACTAGGTTAGCTGTGATGCTGTTGGTTGCTGGAGTGGATACCGCTAATTGTGAGAATACATCCAACTGAGTCCAGTTGAATACGCCCGCTGCGTTGTTGATTGTGACATCCTGTAGAGCAGGCACAATGTAGCCAGAACTTGTTGTGCTGATTGAAGCAGTAGAGATCTGGATTGTTGCGTTTTCTTC